ACTTTGAAGGAATGGAGCTATGAAGAGTGCATGATGCACTTGAATTATGCTACATCTCCAGGTCTTCCCTGGACTCTTGAACAATGGACTAAGGCTGGGTTGGTAGAACATCCCAAGTTCATTGAATATTATACAAAATATCGTCTCTCTTTAGAGACTGCAAATCCTAATCCTACTTTTTTCTCTGTTGCTCTTAAGGAAGAGCTCCGCGAAGCACAAAAAATTCGTGATGAGAAAACTCGTACTATTAATGCTGCTCCTTTGGAGCACACTATTGCTTGTTTACAGGATTTAGGAGATTTGCAAGAACAATTTAACCGAATGCCTCTTGAGGGAGGTCATTTCGCAGCCTTTTCACCTTATTTTGGTGGTTGGGATCAATATGTTAAATATATGATGAAATTTAAATATTCTATTGAATATGACTTCAGTCAATATGATTCATCAATTAGATTGTTCTTCTTCTTTTGCTTTTATGATTTCATAAATGCTTTTTTGCCTCCAGAAGATTTTGCTCGTCAAAGGCGTGTTTTTAATCTCATTATGCAAGCGGCAATCGCTTATTGTGTTCTGCCAAATGGTGATGTTTTTATTAAACTCTTTGGTAATGCCACTGGATGGTTTTTAACGTTTCTTTTTAATTGTTTCGTTAATTTATTAATATCTTTTCTATTTCATATTGAACATAGAAAGAATAATTCTCTTAAAGATTATTATTCTTGGTTTCGCATTATGACTTGTGGTGATGATAATCATCAAACAACTAATGAACCATATGATGTTAATATTTATGTCAAGTTATGTGCTGAACTTGGAATGATTCTTGAGCCAGATGGGACGTGGAAAGATCCCCTGACTTCAGTTTTTGTTTCAAGACATACTGTTTTATGGCATAATATGTATGTTTCCTATGGAAACATTAGTAAAATGTGGTGCAGCTTATTCTACAATTTTACTCAAATTGATATTCCTACTGTTATTAATAAACTTTGTGCGATTCGTCGTGATATGTATTTTTCGAAAGATTTATACAACAAAATAACAGATTATATTCTTTATTTATTAATAAGAATGAAAAATGACACCTCAGAAGAAATGAGGGTCGCTCGAAGTCAATTTGATTCTGATAGACAAATACTCTATCTACACACAGGTCAACGCC